TATTTTATTTGCTAAAACATTTGCAGAGCAAGTATCCCAATTTTCAATTGTTTTGTAAATCTCTGTATCGCGGTTAATTTCGTCATATTTAATAACAGGGTCAATTTGTTCTACGATTTCCATTATCGCTTTGTAATACATAACAATACGAGAGATGTTTATATCATTTTGTAATATATACATAAGTAGTATTTGAAAAGTTTGGAGAGCATAATGAACTACAATTTGTAAAACGAGATATGAATTTTACAAACAATCGAAACTTTATAGCGATCCTTGTAATAGTTTAATTTATTTTTTATTTTTTATCAATATATTTTTGTTTTTTATAAAATTCATTTCTTACTTTGATACTCGTAGATAAATATTGATATACGATTTGTAAAACGAGATATGAATTTTACAAACAATCAAGACTTTATAGTGATCCTTATAATAGTTCAATTATTTTTTATTTTTTTATCAATATGGTTTTAGATTTTGTAAAATTCATTTCTTACTTTGATACTCGTAGTTCTATAAATAATGCGTTTGTAAAATATTTTTTTTTCTGTGTATATAATATAAATGTTAAGCGTAGAATTAAGAAACAATTTAGAAGAAGAGAGAAGTTTAGCGAATGACTTGCGATATGGAATGAAGACAGAAGAGACAATCGTAGAGACCTTTAACAGATATTTTGGAACAGAATTTAGGAATACAAAAGAAATATATAATACTCCTTATTATAAATATGATTTTGAGAATGCAGATAAAAGTATATGTATTGAATTGAAAAGTAGAAGAAATAGATATGATGAATACCCAACTACGATTATCCCTGTAAGTAAAGTATTAACAATAACAGGTCGTTATATTTTTGTATTTAAATTCACAGACGGAACATATTATATTGATTACAATAAAGAAAAGTTTAGCAAGTATTCAATTCGATTAATTAGCACATATCGTAAAGGTATTGTAGATGCACCAAAACCTCACTTCTGTATTAATATTACAGATTTAGTCAAGATTAATTAATAAATTAATTTTCAATTATTTTAATGTTATATTATTGTATATGGTCTGCGATAATATGACTTGTGAAAAATGTATATTCTTACATTCGTTAGGAATATGCAAGACAATTAAACTCATTATCTCTACAATCCCACAAGACGAATATGTATTTGAATTAGGAGATTTCATAAATACTCAATTAATCTGTGATGATCTACCCACATATTTAGACGAAAATTAATATATTAGAGAAATAATAAATAAATATTTTTTAAAGTATTTTAATATTTTGTTATTATATATGACAACACAAGAAGATACCCATATACTTAAAGAAAGTCATTTTTTTCCTTTAAAATATGGTAATTTAGTTGTTTTTACTAATTTGCAAGATGAACCTATATTTTCTTATTATTCAAGACCTTATAGCGGAATAGATTATAATTTTTCTTCATCTTGTAAAACTATATATGATGTAGTTAATGAATTTATAGAACCCATACCAACAGACGATTATATTAACACAAACAAGCGTATTATTATTAATCACATAACCCATACTTCACTAACATTAGACGAAAATTAATATATTAAACACTTTTATATGAAAATTAAGCGTAATCTATCTTAATTTTCATATTTTTCTATATAATAACTTAAATAAACCGGTTTATTTAATCCTTTAACTACTTTAAACCATAATTAATCTTAACTTTTGTTTAAAATCGTATAATATATTAACTTTTGTTTAAAATACTTATAGTTTATATGGATTTTTGATATAAACTATATTTTAATTGTTGAATTATTATTAGAATATCTTTTCTTCTGTAATATAAATGTCTAAAAAAATGTTGGAATTATTTTGTGGGACTAAATCTGTTGGAAATGTTTTTGCAAAATATGATTATGAAATTATTAGTTTAGATTACAATAACAAATTTAATGCTACTTTTACAGAAGATATTTTAACTTGGAATTATAAGCAATATCCTCCTAATTATTTTGATATTATATGGGCATCTCCCGATTGTCGTTCTTGGTCGCTTGCAAGTGGTGGAAAACATCGAACAAAACAAAATATTAATGGTTATACAGAAATAGCAAATTTAGGTAATCAAATGATTTTTAGAGTAATAGAAATTATAGATTATTTTAAACCGACCTCTTGGTTTATTGAAAATCCAAGAGGATTATTACAGCATTATCCGCCTTTTAAAACTTGGATTGAAAATAATAATGCTAATAAAGGATTAGTTTATTACGGAAATTATAATTGGAAATTTCCAAAACCAACTAATATTTGGAGTAATCTTCAATTATGGCAAGAAAAAAAACCAATAATGGATAAATCTTTATGTTCTATTCGATATATTAAAGGAAAAATAAAATATGATTATAAAGAATTTAGAAGGGCTGGAGCAGAAGAACGAAGTAAAATACCACCAGATTTAATTGAACGAATATATGAGTTATTATACAATAGACAATCTTAAAATATAATTATTTTTTTCCTTTTCTATCTCGTATCATCTTCATATAATCTTTTGCCTCCTGACTTCCTTTTGGAAATCGACCTTGGCGTTTCATACCAGTCCCTGTCGCTTTCTCCAATTGAGTTGCCCCAAGTGATCCAAGTTTGCTTCCAAGCGCCGATGCCGCCACCCCCGCTACGGGGTTTCCTCCGGATGCAAGTGTAGCAAGACCTCCAAGAGTAGCACTACCAACAGCAGGAAGACCATATTTGATAAGGTCAGTAGCAAGACCTCCCTTTTTAGCAGTAATATAATCTCCTGCTTGTTTCTCGATAGGAACAATTGCTTTTTCAGCGGGGGCAACAATATCTTTCTTAACAGGATTGATAATATCCTTTGTAAATCCCTTTTTGATAGTAGAACCCAGTTTTTTAAAAGCACCCGCGATATTAATTTTACCCCCACTCATACAATCACATTCTCTACCGCATTTATGACAACAAGAACCACCAAACATCGGTTGTTCTCCTAAAACTTCTCTCTCAACTAATATTTGATGTGGTATAGCACCACTTCCTTTTATCTTCTTTTGTCTCGGCATTATACTTTTCTTTGAGATTTTATTTTTCTTATAAGCAAGAATTAACGATATACCACTATCTTCTCCAAGTGGTTTCGTTCTATATTCTGTAAATCCTTCGCTTTCAACTTTGTTAGGATCGCTTTGTCTAAATCTTAAATGTTCTTCTTTCTTATCAACCGAAGGAACTTTGTAATTATTTTCTTTCAACCATTTCTTCGCTTTTGTCGTAGTCCATTTATCAGTAGAAAAGATTACGCTTTGAACCACATAATTCTCTTGTGATAAACCAGCGCCAGTTGTAATAATATTAACCCTACTTCCAAGGTCAGTAAGGGTATTGGAAAGTTTGCGTAAATATGGTAAGTCTTTAAACAATTGTTTCGTATCTTGTTTAATAAAGGAAATATCGCTTTCATCTCCAATCTCATTCGCTTTAAATATAGCAACAATAAAATCTTGACAATTATTATCCTTTGCAGAATAAGAATAATATTTTTGTTTTCCCATATATTCTTCGGTTTTATCTAACATCTCTCTAATCGTCATATCACTTGGAATTTTACCAACTACTTTCGTTTCCGTCTTATCGCGTTTTACAGGGTTTAGATCCATATTGATTACTTCATTCTTTTCAACCGATAATCGTTTTCCGCTTTGTGTTCTAATCTCTAAAAATAAATGGAATAATTCATCAAACGCCCTTTCCATCCGCTTACCAAACTCTCCACCGGAAAATAAAGATAACGCACCCGTTAAGACTTTCGGCACAGGTGTTCGCATAATTGTTAATCCGCTTACAATTTCATTACCATTATCCTCTAAAATATTTCTAACTTTTGGCGGATAATCCATACGACCATAAATAACTGCTTTTCCGTAATCTTTTGCAGTTTCAACTGCTTTCATAACACCCTTTTTTATTTTCTTTCCTACTTTTGAGATTTCTTCTAAAATCCCTTCACCTTCTATTTGCGATTGACTTGCTTTTCGTTCTTGTCTTTTGCGTTTATTAGATGCTAATGTTTGAATACTTTTCATTTTCTTTTTTTCTTCTTCCGTTGAATACTTTGCAGGGCGTCCTCGCTTTTTAGTTTGTTTCTCAATTGCATTAATAATTTCTTGTGGTTGTGGTTCATCCGGTTCAGGATAATAAGGTTCGGGATTATTATAGGCAACAATCGCATTTTCCAACACATCTTTATTCACTTTTCGAACTGCTTTTTTTACTTTTTCTTTTTGTTCTTTTGTTGGTTTATGTGATCCTTCTTTTGGTATATATATTTTCGTAGATGTTTCTACTTTCTCTCCTGTTGGTAATATTTCAGTCGCCTTATCTAAATCAATCGTTATATTTTTTTTTGTTTTTTTTCCGCTTTCTGTTTCGGTTTCTTTATTCTTATCCGTAATTGTTTGTTCTCTTATAAACTTAATTGGGTCTTTCTCTTTTTTTTCCTTCTTTTGTTTTGCAGGCATATATTATCCTTAAAGAAAAAATAATATATCCATCTATTTATAGAACTACGAGTTATAAAGTAAGATATGAATTTTACAAAATCTAAAAATATATTGCTAAAAATAAAAAATAAATTACCTACTAATAAAATATCTATAAGGGTTTTGATTATTTGTAAAATTCATTTCTCGGTTTATAACTCGTATATCCCCCAATTAAACCTCCATTCTTGTAAGTTCTAAAAGAATATCTCTTGCTTGTCCTTTGGGTAGTAAATCCTTCTCAATCATCGTAATAATAATCTGTTTAAATTTCTTAACCAAGTCCTTACTATCGTTTCCTGCTATAAGTTGTCCTCGCATAATTTCAAACTTATTAATGAGTTGTTCTTCACTATCTTTTTTTGGAGAAGGAACTTCAAGTTTAGATGAGAGATTACTACGCTTCGAGATAAAATTAAGATATTCGCGTTCTTCGTCGTCAAGTTTTTCAAGGTCGCTAAACGAGGGGATAGATCCACCTGCAACCTTCTTAAACACATTTGTAAGATTTTGACTAATACGCTTTGTTTTAAGATCCGGTATGAATTGCCCGTTGTGTCTCTTTATCATCATAACACCATTATTTAATCTTTTGCGATTAAGTAAAAACTTTCCAAACGGGACATAATCCGGTTCGCTAATAATACCCGCCGTATAATCAATCTTATTTACTGCAATACCCTTCCCTTTCATTCGTTTAGATAATCCGCGACCTTGTGTTAATCCAAAACTCGGACCTAATAATTGTTGTCTCATTTCTTCTCTTTGTTGTTGTTCTGCATTTTGTCTATATATCGCCTCAATTCGTTTTTTGACTTCTTCATTTTTTAATACTTCTCTTATTGTAGATGCGCTATAATCATTTATAACAGAAGTATATGCGCTATTTCGTAAAGGGGTATCTATAAAAATCCCTTTAAAATCTCTGTCATCAACCATACTATTTATCGTTCTTAAATAATTTTTTAGACTTATACCTCCGCTATCATCTCTAATCGGTGTGCGGTCTATTGTAGCATCGCCTAATGGTCTTGAATAATATTCTTTATTAGGGATTTCTGTTTTTTTACCAACTATGCGTTTTTTTGGTGGTTCTGTTATTGGTTCTTCTTTCATACTCATTTGCTCTATTACTTCGTCGCTCGGCATTTCTCCTAATGTTAGTCTTGGAAGTTCGGGTATTTCATTTTGTAAATCATTCTCTTCTATTGTGTTATTATATTCTTCTATACCTGCTTCTACATCGTCTCCTAATGCGGTTGCATCCATTAATCTTAATAATCCTTCTCGGGCGCTTATTCTATCCTTTAATCTATTTGCTTGGTCTATTCTCGCCATAAGTGTTCCAATTTGAGTTTTACTTGGTAAAGCGCCGACAAAAAAGTTTAATTCATTTATTAACTCCATTCTTAAAAGCGGATTTTCTATTCTATTAATCAATTCAAACTGGCGAGGGATATTTCTAACAATATCTTCTAACGCCATTAGTTGTCTAATAACAACACTTCCAATAAGAGGGTCTTGTGTTCTATCATATTCAGGATATTCAATTTCTAACCATCCTCTAAATTCAGTATCAAAATCCAAGTCTGCAATTATGCGTCTTGCTACTTGTAATTCATTAACATCAGGTAAAGTTTGTTTTATAACTGGTTCTTCTTCTTTTGTAAGTCCTAATGATTTTTGAAAATCGCGGATATATTTTTGGAAGTAAATATTGAAAGCGTCTTCGGGAACTCCTAAACGATATTTCTTTTTGAGGTCAGGGATAATCGTATCTAATTGTTGTGCTAAAAATCTCGCTTCGCTGTCGCTTAAACCTTGGACTACATTTTGGGCGGTGCTTCCGTCCATTATCTCTCCTAATTTACTCCTAATATCAATACGAAGTCTGTATAAATCCGCCAACTTTTCTGCGGTGCTTCGCGTATCTGTTATTTGCGTTGGCGCTCCTGTTCTTAAATAGGTTTGGTTTGCTTGGAAATTCTTATCAATATTAGCAATCTCCATTTGTAAATTTGCTAAATACTCCTTCCTATTTTTCGCTATATCCATAGGGGTTCTGTTTGGTTTTCCGCTCATTATATATTTTATACATATATAAAAAGCATTCTAATAATTGGTTGCGTATATTAAAAAATGATATAAATTATTCTGTTGTTGGATCGGGTGTTTGGTCGGTCTTCGAAGTTAAAACAGAATAATCAGCAGGGGTTGTTTCAATAACAGGATATACGCTAATATCTTTTGACCCATCTAATAGAGAATTGCAAACAATACTATTAAATTCAGTATCTATTTTTTGAGTATCCCAAGTTCTAATCATCTCGTCTAACTCTTTAATAAATTTATCTTTTTCTCTTTGTGTGAATAAAGCAATATTGGATAATGGATGCTTTCCTTTACTTTCTAAAAGAATGACTTTGCATTTCATACACTTTTCTCTTAATTCTTGTCGTTCTTCTTCACTAACTTCTCTTTTATAATCCGCCATATATAATTAAGATATATAAAAAATTATCTTAATTATCGTATTTTTATTCTAAATATTTATGGTTCTTCTTCGATATCTTCATCACTAATGATTTCATTTGTATCTTCGTTGTCTTCTTTTAACATAACTCCTAAAATGAATTCTCCTGTTTTTACATTAGGATTAACAACGAATGTATTTCTTAACCATTTATAGCATTCGTCTCGTCCGTATTCTTGGCGTTGTCTTGTAGTCTTCAAGTCTTTATATTCGTCGCTAAATTGAAAAACCTTCCAAAAGTCCTTAATTAATAAGGTTTTCTTTTTCTTGTCTTCTTTGTTTGGTTTGCCGTTTGGATCTAATATAATATCACTTCTAACAAACATATCATTAAAGACTTTTTGAAACTTGTTTTGGTCTTCAATAAATTTCTCGGTTCTTTTTCTAACTTGTTGTGGTATTTCCAAGGTAATACTTTTAGTGTCTTGGTTGTATTTTGTTTGATATACATTTAATAATAAATTCAAAAAAGTTGGTCTCATATTTAAAATAAATTCTTCGGTTTCGTAGTAAGAGTTTGCCTTTTTGAATAGAGTTCCATTTATTACTTTATCAATCTTGTTAATATCATCTGTAAAGTTAATGGGAAAATCAATATGTATCAGGCGTCTATAATCGCTATCCATCGGTTTTCCGTCAAGGTCAGGCGCATTATTGAATTCCATATTTATTGTTGCAGTTAGGTTAAAAGTTTCAGGATTTTCTCGTAATAGTCTTGCTGTAAAAAGTCCGCCTCCTGTTAGATTTCTTAACATCGCAACTCTAACTCTACCATCTACTTCTGTAAAGTTAATGTATCGTTTTCCTTTACAATTATATAACTCGGGTGATGCGGTCTGTCCCTTTTCAAAATCCTTAATAATAGTATTTGGTGGTTGATAATAATATTCTCCAAGAACATATCGCATTAATTTACCTAACAATCCCTTACCATTACCACCTTTACCATTTAACAAAAATAACTTTTGATATAAATTACCATCTAACCCACTTGCTAACATTTGCAATAAAAGGTCTAATTGTTCTTTATCAGGTTGTATGCTTTCTAATATATCGCATAATTCATTATGTAAATCCATATTTGGGTTAGTAGGTTCGTAATAATCATATCCCGTATTAATAGTCATATAATCATCATACTTATATGGTCTAAATGTGTTAGTTGGTAGTTCAATCACTCCGTTTGTAAATCCAAGAAGTAATGGATTAGCGTTAAATTTATCTGTTTCTTTAACTTTTGGTAAGATATGCTCTATGATTTTATTTATACGATTACTTGTTTTTTCTCTTAATCTCGTAATAAGACCATTTTTTATATGTTCTTCTAATCCAATTTCGGCGGATAATTCGGCATATAATAAAGAATGTAAATGTTCGCTAATATATAGTGTCAATTTATATCGCTTTTCTTTATTAGTTTCGTCATACCATCTTCCAATTCCGTCTTTTTCGTAGTAAATATAAAGTTGTTCTGCATTTCTTGCGGTAAAGTGTCCGTATTCTTCGTAAAATCTATCCGCTAATTTCTTTTCGCTAATAAGGTCAGTCCATTCCATATATCCCTTCGCGCCATCTTCTAAATGGATCTCAATTGCTTCGTCAAAAGGTTTTACTTTGTATTCGATATCAATATTCCATTTATCCAAAATAACTTTTGAGATATCTTCCAAAATAGTATCGTAATACAATTCTTCTAAAATCATAAATCCGTCCTGACAAGGCACTATATCCTCAATTTCAAAATTCATATTATCAACTAACCATTTTATACTTGTTTCTTGCATTAGTCTTTCTACGCTTTGTCCCCAAAGTCCCATCGTTCCTCTTTTTTCTTCATTAATGTTCTTCCATTTCTTTTTATCTTGGCGTAATACATCTTTCGTAATTGTATCTTTGTTATTAGCGTAAATAATCTCAATAATATCTTTTAGTTCAAGTTCCAAGTCATAAAACATTTTCAATTTTGTTGTAATATTAATTGTATTTTCTCGCAACCATCCGTCATATGTTCCTCCCATCATAAGAGTAATTGGTAATCGTTTCGCTGTATCTTTATCGCATTTATGGTGATCCATAATTTTACCTCTGTAATAAGTTGGATTATCAACATATTTATTTAAGGCATCTTTTTTTAGATTATGATGATTGCAAACTTCCAATAATATAGTTGGTTGGGCGTTAGTCATATCAATATCAATATAGCGGTCTTTACAAAATGAATGTCTTGTTGGTCTATGAAAAATAGATAACGATGAATACCCAACTGGATTAACTCGTCCCCATTTATGTTTCGATAATTGATAAGGGATAATAAAACATTTAGACTTTTGATTAAAACACTCCTTATATTTATTAATTTGGTCTAATTCTGTTGCATAAGGGATATGACTATATCTACTAATACCTCCATAATTAATACCCATATTACTTTTGATAAAACCATAAACCATCTTAATATCAGGATGTTCGCGCATTTTCTTCTTGTCAAAAATAGAAGTCTTAAATAATTCAGGTTCTAACTTCCAATTAAAAACAAAATCATTATCATTTTGCTCTTCTGTTTCAGTCATAACTTCTTCATTCTCTTCAATTAAAGTAGCGCTTAAAGTTTCTTGGTTGTCGGTCATTATAATATACATTAATATAAAAATATTCTTTATATTAATTTTTCATATAAATAAGTATTTTAAAAATTCTAATATCAAAAATTCAAAAACTTATTGGGTATATTCATATTATCGTCTAAAAACTCTATAATTCAAAAATTAGAATAATTAATTATTATATTCTAAACTTCCTCGGTTGGTTGGATTTCTTGGATCACCATAGTTATATTTTCAGGTTTATTCTTTTGGTTATATTCTTCGGTAAGTAAATCGTCTAAAAGTGTAGAAACGAATTCGATAGATAATGTTAAGTCTCTTTTTCTAAATTCATTCATATCTGTTTTAATTCTTGCAACATAAGGTAATAGTGTATCATATTTTAACATAATGTCGCAATCTAAACCACATTTAGTCTTGTAATAATATGCCTTGTTTTTGTCTAAAATATTCTTTGAATTTGTAGCATATTGCTTCTTCTTGTATTCTCTCATATAAGTTCTGCGCTCTTCTCGCTTCTTCTCAATAGAAGGATCATTAAAAAATTCTTTAATATCCATTATAATATAAGGATAGATAATAATATCTTTATATTATATTTTAATATATATAATCTGTTGATTATTTAGTTAATAAGTTCATTATGAGTTCATTATGGTTTAATAAGTATTTGAATTTTATTATTTTAAAAATATAAGAGTAAAATAAGAAAAGGTAGAAAACTTCACAAAGGTAGAAAACTTCGCAAGAATTCTAACAATTTCAAAAATCCAAAAATACAAAAATAAAAATCAAAAAAAAAATCATAAAAATAAAAATTATAAATCTTCTATTTTTATGCTGGGTTTTCTACCTTTTGTAAGGTTTTCTACTTTTTATAAACATTAATAATTAATATACATAATCCATTTATTTAACCAAAATATAAAAATTCTCCTCAATATTTAATATCTTATATAAAATATATACTTCTTTTGGTTTAAAACTTAAACTTTCATCTGTAAAATTTGATAAATAATGCATTTTTTTATGTGGGATAAAATCCTCAATCTCATTATCAACTAATAAGTCTTCTGCAAGTGTATTAATATCATTAAACCAAGTTTCGCATATCTCTTGTGATGTTTCATTATCCATATAATTACGGAGTTCTTGGTCTGTTCTTTCTATGTATGTGTTTTCAATATCACTATTGTTAAACTCTAATCTACATATCGGGCAAGATTTAGTAGTTAATCGTTTAACGCATTCTTTACATATGGTATGATTGCAAGGTAAATGTTTTTTAGATGCATTACTCCATTCTTCATAACATATAGGGCAACTATCACTTTCAAACACTTCTTCCTCTTCTTCTTCTTCTTCTTCATTCTCTTCTTGATAATATAAAATATCGTCTTTAATATGCTCTCGTAATTTTGTAAGATGGATATTATAAATACCTCCTTCTTTTAAATGTTTTACAAGTTGTATGGTTTCCTCTTCTGCATCTAACATCGCAATATATAAGTTATGATTTGGTCTTATGGTGCTCTCAACTTCATAAATACCATAATCTATCTTTTTATAAATATCGCATTCTTCAATACTTACTCCTTTACAATAAGAGGTATTAGTATCTTTTACAAAACATTCATAAATGTCCTTAAATCGTTCAATTTCAATCGCATACATTACTGCTAATTTATGTTTGTCTGTCCTAATGCTATATGTATTATTACGAGTATTTTTAACATATCGAGTAATACCCATTCTAACTGCTTTGTTTCGTAAAGCAAACACCGGATCATTCAAAACACAATTAAAAGCGTAGCGGTAAAATGTTCTTGATTTGGTAGAAGTAGTAGCGGCCATTTGTTTATATTATCCATTAATGGGAACAATCCCTTTAAGTTCTTTTTATTGTATATATTATATATTAATGTTTTTGGTCTTAAAGTAGAAAAGTAGAAAACCTCGCAAGGATTTCAAAGATTTTCAAAAAACGGCAAAAATAAAAATAAAAGTTCAAAAAAATATTTGGTCGGTTTTCAAAATATCGACTTTTTTTTGCGAAGTTTTCTACCTTTTTTGGGGTTTTCTACCAAAATAAAAATACTGCATAAAAATATCTATAAAATATATCACACTAATTACAGACTATAATTGTCAATATTGTTATATATTATTTGAGACCATAAAAAAAAGGTAGAAAACCTCACAAAAGGTAGAAAACCTCGCAAGGATTTCAAAGATTTCTATTTTTATTTTTGACATTTTTATTTTGATTTTTTTTTTATTGATTTTTGGATTTTCAAAATCTTTGAAAAGTATGCGAAGTTTTCTACCTTTCTACTTTTTTAATAATAATAATAATATGACACTAATAATAAACCATAATAACATTTATATTACTATTTTTTTTATGACTGACAAAAAAAGGTAGAAAACCTCGCAAGGATCACCCATTTTTGTATATTTTAGTTGTAAATATAATAAGACCAACACAAAACCATAAACATATTTTTTGATACTATTTTATTTTTGTAAAAATTCTGCAAAATCCTTGCGAAGTTTTCTACCTTTTTTCTCTGCGAAGTTTTCTACCTTTTGTTTCTATGATTTTATCATATATATTATTACAGATATGATAATTGAATATTCGTTATACGAGTTATAAAACGAGAAATGAATTTTACAAACAACCAAGACCTTTATAGAGATTTTATTAGTAGGTAATTTATTTTTATTTTTTATCAATATATTTTTGTTTTTTGTAAAATTCATATTTGACTTTGATACTCGTAGTTCTATAACTCACCTACATTAATAATATCTAAAAATCCTTTACGGAAGCGGTCTGCTGGTTCTGCTTCTAAATCGATAATAAGAGGTTGTAGTTTTTCTTTGGTTGCAAACTCATATATTTTTATGAGTTCTTCTTTTGAAACACCCAAACCAAACTCACTCAATATGACATTAACTTCTCGTTGTCCTGATAGTTTTAACAAAACCATATAACTACAATTATTACGAATTACTTTTGGAATACGAAAATAAGACTGGCTAATGAATATAACCGATGCATTTAATTTTCGGCACCTTGTATAATAAGTCTCAACCATACTTAAATCTTTTGATAAGACCAAGTCATCCCAAACAACTAAATGGTTGTATTCTTTGTCAAACTTATCGAGAGGTGGAGTATTGCTTAATCCTTCCTTAATTATTATTTGGTCGCATACAGAAGTGATCCAACGATAGAGTGGTTCATCTTTATTTTTGGTTATGATTGTAATAGTTTGAAATGTCCCTTTTTCACCACAGGAAAATAGGTGTAAAAGATTAATTAGGTAATTAGTTTTTCCGGAACCACTTGGAGCAATACAACATAGTCTAAAAGGTAGTTTAAATTTATGTAGATGAAAGTTAGGATTGTCTGCTTTTTCTAAAAAATCCTTTGGTATATGTTCGTAGAAATTTACAACTTTACCACCTTGCATACCTTCTATTAAAGGAGTTTCCTTTTTCTTTTGCTTCGGCATTATATAATTAAGGAGATATTATTTTAGAGACTTTATAAAAATATAAAATATTTATTAATAATATAATGAGCGGAATAGCATACCATCCACCAACAGAGAACTTGGCGATTTTTGACCCAAGCGTCTTTAACTTTAACGACGAGACGCTTACCTTTGGAGAGGCGAATAAATACTTTTTACGATATCCACAAGCGCAAGGCGAAGAAGACTTGCAAGCGATTAATGTGTTAGGAGTTGCTACTTTTGATGACGATATATCATTAACTAAAAATCCTACCGCTAATATCACAGCGCCTAATAACATATCTATGACTTCTACTACCGGTAATATTGACTTTACTACGACTATTGCTGGAACTGGTATAGGATTTAATACCGGAATTGTTGATTTAGTATGTGATAGATTAGTAAATACTGGATCATATAATCAAGGAGTTCAAAATAATCTTGCTGGAAATCCTACTCTTATTTCTTTTAATGTTGGTTGTATGATATGTTCTACTGCTGGTAATGACATACAAACTTTACCATATACTCAATACTCTAATGGATTTATTTTTTCTGCTGTTAATCTTACTGCCGGAGTAATAAATCTCGTTTCACAAGATATTAATATTTACTCTTGGTTAAGGGGTAATGTTGGGACTATTTATCCGATACAACCTAATAGTTCTATTACTTGTGAATTACTACCCGATTTTTTAACTCTTGGTGCTTCTATATGGTTCGTTAGAGACGATTTTGGATACCGCACAATTAACAGTGTTGAAAACTCAACGCACTTCATAAACTTCTCTAATTCAAGTGCTACCGGCGTTGGTAATATTCAAAAGACCGCTGGTATATCTTGTAATCCATTCACTAATACTATTACTGCTACGACATTTAGCGGTTCTGCTACTGGTGTATTAACTACGAGTGATAATACAAACGGAAATTATTTTATCCCATTTTCTAAAACTACTGCTGGTGCGAATACTGCTTTATATCTAGACGACACAACTGGGACTGGTCCGTTATATAATCCTACAAGTGGCGCTTTAACAATTACAATCGGACAATGTCCTCGTTATGATAGTAATAGTCCCTCTTCCGCAAGCACTCTCTTTGGAAATGTCGGAACTGGAAATGTCACCATAGCGAATGCTATAACTACTGGGTCAATCTCAATCGGAACAACTGCTATGACGAGTGGTAATATTAATATAGGAACGGCGGGTGCTACTGGTGTTGTAAATATCCGTCCTGTATTAACATTAAGTAATGAATTGAGAACTTCTAATAGTGTTAGTGCTTCTCCTACAAACGATTTAGATTTAGGTAAGACCTTTACATATTTCGGTTCTAACTTTGCGAATACTAATTTAGCGGCGAATATTGTTCTTAATGTTTTAAGTGAAAGTTTCGCGGCGGCGAGGTTTGGGACTTACCTTATTACCGCTAATGTAATAATTAAACCCACAAATACGACCGCTGTTAGAAATTGTCAAATTTCAATATCTACCGCTCTTGGAACAATTCAAACGCCTTATTTTGTTAGGACATATAGCGCGATAGGCGGAAATGTGGATACTTTATTTATTACGAGAGTTGTGCCTATTTATACTGCTACGACTATTACACTCACAGCATTATGCGATACAAATGCGACAATTGATAATGGTGTAAGCGACAATCTACTCACATTCACAAGAATTGCATAAATTATTATTAGTATATATAAATGGATCCATCAACGACTTATTTTATAATTGCTTCTGCGAGTGCTTTTGGTGGTGCTTTATTAAAATTATTATACGATAGTAAATGTTCTCATTTAAATATCTGTTTTGGTTGTGTTGAGTTAGAGAGAGATATTAAAAGCGAAGTAGAAGTAGAAGAACATAAACACCAAGAACGACGCCCAAGTAATCATACAGAAAATTTAGGAGAAAATAATATATAATTATAATAATGAGTGAATATGCAGAAGTTATATGTATGGTTATAACATCTGTTATTATTTTAGTAGCAATAACATTTTCAATTTAATAATGCTTAATTATATATGCCTATTATAAGTATTTAAACAATATCTCTCCATTCTATATATAATGGAACAACAAGAACAACCAAGAAATAAAACAAAACAAGAAATTAATAAAAAATATAGAGATAGTCATAAGGAACTTATTAAAGAACGAAGAAAAAGGATCGAGATATTATGCCCTGATTGTAATGAAACTCGTTTAGTAAGAACAGATGTTAAAAGAAAAAGTGATAGATGTAATCGTTGTAGTATATTAAAAATAAGAATAGATAAAGGAGATATATTACATAATTTATCAAATCATCCATTATATATTAGATGGGCGGGAATGAAGCAACGAATAAAAGATATTAATAAACGAAATTCATATTTAGATAAAGGTATTATAGTCTGCGATGATTGGAGTTGTAATTTTTTATCATTTTATAATTGGTCTATATTAAATGGATTTCAAGAAGATTTAGAATTAGATAGAATAAATAATGATGCTAATTATTCGCCTGATAATTGTAGGTGGGTATCTCATAAAATTAATTGTAATAATAAATAATCTAATATTTTATATAATGAATAAAATATTAAATAATCAAGAAGATTTACCAAAATTCAAAAGTAATGATCCGATTGATATTAAGAATGTTCCAAAATCAAATGAAATATGGAAATGGTCTAATCCTTTACAAGTAAGAAAGAAAGCGGATAAATATTTAGGTAAAAATATTTCAATTTATCTGTCAAGTAATCCAAAGAAAAAATATATGGTTAAAAATATAGAAGATAAATGGGTTCATTTTGGTGCTATTGGGTATGATGACTTTACAAAACATAAAGACGAAAAGAGACGCCATAATTATTTAACAAGATCCGCTAATATACGCGGTAATTGGAGAGGTGATCCTTATTCGGCAAATAATCTATCAAGAAACATTTTGTGGTAATATTTTTTTATCTAATGATAATCTATAATGAGTGGCGGTTATAATCCAAAAGTTGCAAATCCTTATATGTCTAATGATATCCCACAGATGAGGTCATTAGAATTTCAACCTCCTTTTTATTTTGGTGGTAGTCAAGTTCCATATGATTTAAACTTACCTAAAAATAGTTATAGCGGTAGTGGATTGTCGAAATTAAATACAGATATACATTATATCCCATCTATAAAAAAATATACAAGACAACCATTATTACCAAATCAATTGCGAAAAAGGTAAATAGAAGTTATTTTTTATCTTTAATAATAATATAATGAGAACACTTGTGTTAAATCAATCTAATTTAGTTCAAGACGGACAAAATAACAAGTTTGTATATAAGTTCCCCAACTCGGTTCAGTTTAGAGATTGTTATATTTCTTTTGCTTCTTGTAGTATGTATTACTCTTGGTTTAATATTGCAAGTGAATTTAGCAATAATACTTTTTCTTACAATTGGATTAATGGTGCTGGTGTTCCAACGACATATACGATTACTATACCCGATGGTATTTATGAGATTGATACTTTGAATAAATTTTTACAATACACTTTTATTCAAAACGGACATTATTTAGTTAATAGCGCTTCTCAAAATGTATATTATGCCGAGTTTATTGTCAATCCTGCGCGTTATGCCGTTCAAATAAATACATTTTTGTTTCCTACTGCTTTACCTGTTGGTTATACTAATCCTGCTGGTGTTCCCTTTCCTCCTCAATCGTTTAACCCAATTATTACTATTCCTGCAAACCTGAATGTCATTATGGGATTTACTGCTGGGTTCGCAACAGACCAAAACCTTAATAACGCATATATCCCACCGGTGTCTCAATATGTAAGCAAATTAGCAAATGGGACACTATCATATATTTCACAAGTCGCCCCTAATGTGCAACCTAATTCATCAATTTTATTTTCTGTTAGTAATATAGAAAACGCATACGCCAATCCGTCTTCTATACTTTACTCATTAGTGCCTAATGTAGGTATTGGCGAAATTATAAACGAACGCCCCGCTCAATTCATATGGACTAAACTTATCAACGGGACTTACAACGAGTTAAGATTAACTATTTTAGGAACAAATCTATCTCCTTTAAAAATAAACGATCCACAGATAACAATTGTTTTAGTGATTAGAGATGCTGGCGAAAGTGGATAAACAATATACGAGTAGTAAAGTCAAATATGAATTTTATACTTTTCAAAAAGATTATAGATAAAAAATAGTTTCAAAATATACCTTATAAAATATATATAATAATCTTGGACTTTTGTAAAATTCATATCTCGTTTTATAGGTCGTATAGCAATAAATTAAACTTTAAGAAATAAAATAATATTTAGGTAATATAATGAGTTCTTTTACAAATGATATTACCGACCAATACCTTACCAAGATTTACGATGACTTGCAGAGAGAACAGATGACTTTAATGAATAGTTTAAAATCAAATATCGACGAGAATACAAAAGAACGAGATATTACCCGTCAAATATCACTCATAAATACAATTAATTTAGGAGTAATGAGATTGAAAAACGCAAGGAAAAAGTCTGCGCCAAATTAAAAAATATTGTAGTATATTATAATGCGAAAACTTATTTATATACCAAATTTAGGAATACCCCCTGTTAGTAGTTCTTTTAGAAAGAGAATGTCAGGTAAGGGTGGATCGTTTCTATTGAGTAAAGGAAGTGGAGGGGAAGGGTCTTCATATGATAGTGTAGATGAATATATGGCGACAACTGGACGACGAGTTGGAGGATCGGGTATGTCTCTTAATAAGAAGTTGGAGAGTTTAGCGATGAATACCCAAAAACGCCCAAAAGTCAAAAATATCAAATTCAATCTGTAAGGTCAATTTATAGATTAATACTATTATTTAGGAAATTTAATAGGTTCTTATTTTTATAATTACGATAATTTTTTTATCTTCGCCCATTTTATAATGAACGCCGATAAATTAGTTTTTGATTTAGCGATGGAAGCGGAAGGATCACCTAACATTTTTATTAAGAAGGATTGGTTAAATATTCTTGATAACCAAAACGGGCAATACTCTTCTAATCAATCTGTAATTGATACTTCACAACTTTCTAACTCTAACCGCTATATCTCATATAGAGAAGGATACCTTGCTATCCCTATGCTTTTGAGTGTGTCTTCACAAATAGACGCAACTAACGGAGTTTTACCTGCTAATGCCTCTGGAACTTCTGCTGACTATGCTTTCGGATTGAAAAACTGGTTTGGAAGCATAATCCACTCGTTAAGTTTAGACCTCAACGGAACAACGATTATTCAACAAACTCCATTCTGTAATATGTGGAACTCATTTAAATTAATGACATCTCTGTCTTGGAATGATGTTATTACCCAAGGTGCTTCTATGGGATTTTATCCTGATGATCCACTCTCATTTTCTTATGTGAATGCAATTTCCCCAAGTGGTTGTGGTGTTTCTAATAATACTAATTTTGCTTCTAATGCTTATGGGACGATTGTGAGTGCTAATTTTAATTCTTATGGAACTCGTAATGGTAATATTGGATTTTTGAAAAGACAACAATATATTAATTATGATGAGGGCGCAAGTGTTGGTCCTGGAACCCTTTACTCTGCTCTTTTACCTGCTACTTCTGCAAGGACTTTATGGAAGTCTTATATTTTGAATAAACAGACCGGAGTAAATACTGGTGCTATTGGTCTTTTTCAAATTGCTATTATGTCATTCGTTCAACTTAAACATCTTCATTCTTTCTTTAACTCTGTCCCTCTTCTTAAAGGTGTGTTTATGAAAATGACCCTTACCCTTAATAACACTACTGCTGAAATTGTTTCGTCTGGGTCGGGCGCTGCCGGAACTTTAAGTCTTACAAGTGTTTCTAATGCTGTTGGTGGAGTATGTCCTTTTATGGTTGCTTCTAAATTAGGAAGTAATGGTAGCGAAGTTGCTATTGGCGCTGGAACTATTAGAGTTAATTTAAGTGTTGGTTCAACTTGTTTGGATAGTCTTACTGCAAGAACAGGGACTTTAACAAGTTCTTACAATAATATTTATCTGTATGTGCCTGCTTATTCATTCTCTCCTGTGTTTGAAAATGCTTATCTTTCATCCCCAATTAAGACCATTAAATATACCGACATCTACCAATACCAAGTCCAAAACATTTCTGCTTTAAACGGACAGATTAACTCTTTGATTACTAATGGGTTAGCAAATATTAAGTCGGTTCTCTGTCTTCCCTTTTTCTCTGCAACTACCACCGGTGGAACTGGTAATCAAATTCTTGGCGCTGCCGCGGGACTTCTTCCTGCTTATCAATCGCCATATGACCCCGCGGGATGCGGTCCCACTTCGCCTTTGTCTTTACTGACTAACTATAATGTAGTTGTTTCGGGGCAGAATATGCTATATAATACCCAAAGATGGAGTTTCGAGGCCTATATTAACAACTTGTATGGTGCTAATGCTGTTAATGGAGGAGAGACTGATGGACTTACAAGTGGTTTATTCAACCAACTTGGGTTTGAGATGGAGTATTGTTATCATTATGTAGATTGCTCGCGTATGCTTCCTGTGGAGGAGAATGTGCCTAAATCGGTTCAAATTATCGGGACGAATACTTCTGCTAAGGCGCTTGACCTTATGGTCTTTATTGAATATGGCGTTTCGGTTTCTGTTGATGTGCTCACCGGTGCCCGCGTTTAAAAATTATTAGAAAAGTCATAAAAGTATTTTATATAATTTATATTATTGTTAAAAATTATATAAAGTCATATCGTCATATATTTAGGCGTTATTTATTTATTAATTGTCGTTATTTATTTTTCTGTGTATAGATTATTATGGAAGACCACAGAATTATTCAACTTGGATTATCTCCAAAACAATTATCAAAAATGAGAAAGGGTCAAAAGGTTCGTATTAATCCTCAAATGGAAGGTAAGGGACTTTGTCTTATTGTAAATCCTGCAAACTATTCATTAATTACAGGAACATTTAGTAGAAATAAGGGATTAGAATTATCGTTATCTCCCGAGGAATTGGAAGTCAATAAAAGCGTCTCTCCTCAAATGGAAGGTAAAGGTATCTTTGGTAAGAGTTTTGATAGAGGCGTAGAAAAATTGCTGGGTAAGAAAGCAAAAAAAGCGATTTATAGCGAAGCGCAAAAATTACTTCCGTTAGCGCAAGCGGGACTAACTGCTGGACTTGCAAGTGGTGCTACTGCCTTGGGTGCGGTTCAACCCGAACTTATCCCATTTTTACCAAGTGCTACCGCTGGACTTGCTGTATTGGGAAGTGATTATCTTGCGAACCCATCTAAATATCAATCTAACGCTGGTGGATCAAAAGCGAACCTTGCAAAAGATATGGCGAGTAGATATATCCAAAATAAAGCATTAGAAAGTGTCAATAGTCAATTAGGAACAAATATGGATTATCTTACTTCTGCTTCCCTTGCTGATGCTATGGCGAATAAAGCGAGAGAACAACGAACCGCCGAGACAATTTCAAACCAATATATCAATCCTCCTCTTCCATCATATCAATACAAACCTCCTACTGGTCGCGGTCTTTATTCGGGTCAAGGTCTTTATGCTGGTCGCGGATTATATTTATCTAAAAGCGGTGGTGCTGTTGGTCTTAGTGGTGGGTTCTTAAATCAACGACATCAAGCGCTACAATCACAACCTTATACCGCTAATTTTCAATTTCAACATACACTCTCGCCTATTCATCGTAAAATTCATATGGGCGCTGTTGGTGGCGAAGGGTTATATGTGAGTTAAACGGGGGTATATATGACACATTAATATAAACATCCGTCAAGATTAAACAATAAATTTTTTATGTTGCTTAATTATATAATGAGTTTAACAGACGGACAAATTAGAGAACTTTGCGAGAAGATGAATATACCGCTTGCTACTACTTGTGGGATTATATTTAAGGATGAAATGCCTAACGAAATAGAATACAACAAATCTTATTTTATCAACTTGGATGACGAGTATAACGAAGATGGAACGCTTAATCAAGGATCACATTGGACTTGTTTTCAAGTTGCGAAATATCCAAATGGATTAGTAGAACCTATGTATTGCGATTTTTACGGAATGCCTCCTCCTGAAATAGTAAAGAATAAACTTATGAAATTCTGCAAAAAGAAAGTGCCTTTTAATACAAAAGATATACAGAGTTTAATGGCGAATTGTTGTGGTTGGTATTGCTGTGCTTACTTACATTTTATTAACAACTTTTCTCACAGAACAGGAGAAATATATTTAGATACAGAGAACTTTTTAGAATTCTTTGATGACCTAAACACATCTACTAACTTTATGAAAAACGAATATATCCTCAAACTCTTTTTCCAATCAAAAGACCCTTCTTTACGACAAGAGATTAAAACGATTGCTGATAGTGAAAGCATTACTAATGATACGAATGGGGGTATTGATGGTTTCAACATAAATATGAGAATATAAGATTGCCTATGAATAATTGATATACACCTCGATAAAATAAATCTACATATTAAGAATTATTTTATCTGTTTAAAGTATAATGGATAAGATTAAATCGTTTGTAGAAGAAAAAAGACCTACTTTAAGTAAATCATCTGTGAATACCTATGCTTCTATTTTAAAAAATCTGTATAAGAAAGTATTTAAAGATGAAGAATATGATTTAGAAAAGTTTAATGATACTGAACCTGTCTTGCATAATCTACGAGATATGCCCCCTAATAAACGAAAGACGATATTGAGTAGTTTAGTAATTATTACAGATAAGAAACCATACCGCGATTTAATGTTGGAAGATGTTAGAAATTATAACAAGGATATTAACAAGCAAACGAAAACCGATAGTCAAAAAGAGAATTGGATTGAAGGAGGAGATATTAGTAATACTTATGGAGAATTGAAACGAGATGCCGAAGCAATCTATAAAAAGAAGTCTTATACTTCTGCCGATTATCAACAGATACAAAACTATATTATTGTTTCTCTTTTAGGAGGTATTTATATTCCGCCAAGACGAAGTAAGGATTATGTCGATTTTAAAATCAAAAATATTGATAAAGAAAAAGATAATTATTTAGAAAAAAATAATATGGTTTTCAATTCTTATAAGACAGCAAAGACATATGGACGACAAGATGTAGAAGTTCCAAAATCTCTAAAAAGTATTATAACAAAGTGGATCAAGATAAATCCAACCGAGCATCTATTATTTGATACGAATATGAATAAATTATCTGCTGTGAAATTAAATCAACGACTTAATAAAATCTTTGATGGTAAAATCTCGGTAAATGCTATGAGACATACATATTTAACAACGAAGTATAAGGAGACTTCTTTACAGAATAAGAAATTAGAAAATGATATGGAACAGATGGGTTCATCCGCATCTATGGCGCCAACATACATTAAGACAGATTAGTATTTAAATAATGGTATATATGATAAAATAATGAATAATATTGTAGAAATGAATGAAATGCAAGAAAAACAAAGAAGATATAATAGAGACTATAAGAAGAATATGACTGCGGAGCAAAAATTAAAAGCGATAAATTATAATATGTATTGGAGAACATTAGATTATGAATGTCCTTGTGGTATTATTATTGGTAATGGTTCTAAATATTTACATTTTAAAAGTCCAAGACATTTGCGATATATTGAAAAGACTAAATTAGCATAAATTAACCTAATTTTATTTTAAATTTACAATAATTTTACTTAAATTTAAAATGTTATTTATAAAGTCAAAAGATAATTTTTATGTTTCGTAGTTTTTTTGTGATGAGAGAGATTGGTTAATAGATAAGTCCCACCGCAAGGGCAATCAACGCATTCTGTATTTAGAGTATTACTTAATTCTTTTTTCTTTTGTAAAGTTTCTTGCTTACACACTTCCAATCTGTTTCTCATTTTTTCTAAATACGAAGCAATCCATAAATGGTAAGAGTTTAACCATTTAAGATTAATAGTTGTAAAATAATAGATGCTTTTATCTTCTGTGTCGATTGTTTTTTTTGCTCTTAATATTTTAGAGTTGATTGCTTTAAAGTTTTTCCATCGTAATATGAATTGATAATATATATTGTTTCTATCCCATCCTTCCCCATACATACTATCACAAGTTCTTTTTTTACCAACAAACTCGTTATAATACACATTCACTTTTTTTATTTTATTTGCTAAAACATTTGCAGAGCAAGTATCCCAATTTTCAATTGTTTTGTAAATCTCTGTATCGCGGTTAATTTCGTCATATTTAATAACAGGGTCAATTTGTTCTACGATTTCCATTATC